ATCCTGCTGACACGTGGACTATATGCGCTCATATATCGCGCTGTCAACACGTCAACTTGAGAGATTCTGCAAATTGTTTGAACCTTCCCGTTGGGCGGATGCAGATTCGTAGATTGATGTCGTGGCGGTCTCGATCACGCAACATCAGCCAGGCTCGTTTACAGTTGAGATGTCTGAGGACACCGAGGCCGCAAACCCATCGGCGGACTGGGAGCAGTATTTCCTGCTGGTTTCAGACGCGCACATCGACAACGCGCACGCGGATAGAGTGATGTTCGACAGGCATATGCGCCTGTGCCGAGAACGCAACGGGCGGTGGCTGTCGAACGGCGACTTTCTGTGCTTGATGCAGGGCAAGTGGGACACACGCTCGGACACATCGGCGTGCCGGCCCGAGCATCAGGAGGGTCGCTACCTCGACGCCGTCATCCGCACGACCGCCGACTACATCGCGCCGCATGCTGACATGGCACTGCTGTTTGCCCCGGGCAACCACGAGACCGCGATCCGCAAACGTCACGAGACAGACATGAACGAGCGGCTAGTCGAGGCGCTGCGTCATCGCAGGCCTGGAGAGTGTCAGGCCTATGCAGGCAGCTACGCGAACTGGGTGCGGTTCCTTGTGCGCCAGCGCGACCGCCGGCAGGTCGTAGGCGGTAGTGTCGTGATGTACATGCACCACGGGTACGGTGGTGGCGGACCTGTCACACGCGGCACGATTCAGACTTCACGCATGGCGGTCTACCTTCCCGACGCTGACATCATCTGGACAGGGCACACGCACGATGAATGGGTGATGCCAATCCAGCGTGCTCGCTTGTCCCCGCATGGTCGGCCATACCTCGACCGCACGATGCACGTTAGGTCTCCGGGGTACAAGGACGAGTTCAGCGAGGGGAACGGTTGGGCGGTCGAGCGCGGCATGCCACCGAAGCCCAAGGGCGCTCTGTGGTTACGATTCTACATGGAGCAGCGCCGCAACAGCAGCGGCAACGCGCAGCGCATGTTGCGCTACGAGGTCCGCGAGGCGCAGTAACTGGCCGTTTAGGAAGGACAGATTATGCCAACACCAGCCAAGGGCAAACGATTCGCCAAGACCGTCCGCAACCCTGAAACCGGGCGCACGCGCACCGTGTCGTACGGTCAGGCCGGCAAGGCCAAGGGCGGCGGCGACCGCATCAAGCCAGGCACGAGCAAGGGTGATGCGTACTGCGCCCGCAGTTTGGGCCAGATGAAGTCTCATCCGTCAGCAGCACGAGATCCGAACAGCCCGCTGCGGTTGTCACGTGCGAAGTGGAAGTGCAGCGGCGCAAAGAGCAGGAGATCCTGATATGGCAAAGCGCGGCCTCTACGCCAACATCAACGCCCGCCGCAAGGCTGGCACCTCGCGTCCCAAGAGCAAGAGCACCGTGAGCGCATCGTCGTATGCGGCGATGAAGCGCGGGTTCAAGAAGAAGTGAGCCATGCGTGTCCGTCTAGGCGGGCGGTACTGGCAACTGCGATTCGTGCCGAACCTCAACAACTTCGGCGAGGTTGAGCACGGTGATACTGCCGACACGCGCATCATCAGGGTGCGCATGCGGCAGGGCCAGCAGGAGATGCTGGACACCCTGATCCACGAGGCGATGCACGCAGCTCGGCCAGAGCTCGACGAGGACGCGGTAGCCACGGCCAGCCGAGACATTGCCCGTCTGCTGTGGAATCTGGGCTATCGGCGCAACCTGTAAGAAACTCTTACAGGTTCTCATTTTCGCTTACGCGGTGGCTTTCGCGTGCAGAAACGCATACAAAGCGGCTAATGATCTGCAATGTTCGTACACGTTATTGAGACCTGTACGCGGCATCGACACTTGTGATGAAATGTAGCACCTTTGATCCAGCGACCGACGTTTCGTCACATCTCCCAGTACACGCGCTCGCCGCGTTTGTAGTGGCGCAGGTCGCTGTCGCGCTGCGTTGTCGTTAGGTGCTTGTCGAGGTATCGGCAGTAGTTGTTGGGCAGCAGCATGTAGCGACCGTCCGCACGCTCGATGAGGTTGAGCGGCTTGTGTTCCTGCGGGTAGCGTGAGAACCCGTCCGCCCAGTCGAGCACGATGCCCGTGTGCCTGCCCGCGAACGGAACGCCCCTGCCGCTGCTGATTGCAGACAGACCCTCAAGGTATTCCAGATGCACGACCTCAAGGTGGTCGCCCATCGCGCCCCAAGGTTGCAGTTCGCCTGGCGCAGTTGCCGTTGCGTCTGGGGTGGCGGCGATGTGGTGCAGGTGTATGCCGCACCACTCCGCGCCTGTCTCGAGCAGGACGTGTGCCATGACGATTTGACCGGGTCGAGCGTATACCGCGTGCCAGATGCCGCGAGTCGTGCCGGCTGGCATCGACGGGCCAAGTGCGCGGTTGTCAACATGAACGTACAGGTGGAACGGTAGGTTTGCGTGGCGTGGCATACGAGCGCGTATACTAGGTGCGCGGAGATGTGGGACTGCGGGCCGCGGCCCAACCGACCACACGGGCTGAGCCTGAAGGCCGCGAGGTACGCCGCTCGGCGGGCCAACCGTTGGGGTAACAACAACCTACCGCCAGGGGCAGGCACGACGAGAGTCGTGCGCTGTCCCAACGCAAACGCCCAGCCGGGGGTTGCTGGGCGTCGCGCTCAGAGTCACTGCGTGGAATGTACTTGCGCGGCGGCAGCGGTCAAGTATGATGGCAGGCAGAGCGCGTGCAAACGCTCAACAACCCAACCTGAGGGCCGGCGGGTCAGCCTGCACGCGCTCCCCGCCGGTCTTTCAGGATTTCCACGGTTGTCCGCTACATGGCGGACAGGAGGACTTGTGGCAATGGCACGGAATGGCCTATCAAAACGCAAGCGATTTGAAGTGCTCAAGCGTGACGGATTCTGTTGTCGATACTGCGGGCGGTCTAGTCCAGATGTAGTGATGCACGTTGATCACGTAATTCCCCTAAGCGCGGGGGGATCACACGACATCGACAATCTGATCGCAGCATGTGAGGCATGCAATTTAGGCAAGGGTCCTATCAAGTTGACAGAAACCGTCGATTGGAAATCGGTAGTTGAACAGCGTCTACAACAACACGAGGATGACGCATGGGATGTCATCGACGTGTTGAAACTTGATCGCGTCGGTCATGGCAAGAGCATCCCCAAGGATTGGTTGACAGGCACACAATCATTGCTCAGACGTGTTGGTAAAGATGAGTTGTTGCAAGTGGCCGCAGATACAGCGCTTGCGTATTCCGGTCGCAAGCGAGATCGTGTCTTGTTCTTGATGTTCTGCAAGGATGCGTGGGCGTTGATAAGGAGCAAAGAATGAGCACCAACAAACGACCGATCACAAGCGAGATCCTTGCGAGGCAGGATTTGACCGCGCTGGAGAAGCTGCTTTTGATCGCCATCGCTAGCCACGGCCAGGTTGCCTTTCCGTCTCAGCGGCGGTTGGCAACCATGACCTCGTTGAGCATCCGAACCGTCAAGGTTCTGGTCGCCAAACTGCGCGAGAAGAACGTCATCACGACGAACTGGGAGCGCAAGTCATTGACCTACAACCTCGCCATAGATGGTGCACCAAATGCACCAGTGGTGCAGGATATGCACCTCAAGGTGCAGCATATGCACCAATCAGGTGGTGCAGGAGATGCACCAGTGGTGCAGCAGATGCACCAAGGTGGTGCAGGACGTGCACCTCAGGTGGTGCAGGATATGCACCCTAACTCTTACATGAACTCTAAAACTAACCCCACCACCAACACACGAGTGGCGGGGGTTGTTGACATCAAGGATTCGGAACTGCGCAGACTCGTCATGCGCGAGCCGGCATGGCGGACGCGCATTGAACGAGCCGAGGCGGGGGACTGGTATGACGAGGACAAGCGACCCATCGACGCGGCCACGGTCCTCGCCACTGCCATGAACACCGTGCGCGACAGGACGCTGACCGAGCGCGATGCTGTCATCGAGCGCGTCACGGCACGAGGACTGTCAGGCGACGAGGCCGCGCAGCTGTGGCACACCTGGTTCGCGGCGCACCTCGGCGGCGGCCCAGCGCCAGCCGCAGCCCTGCGCAGCGATCTCAGCGACAAGTCGATTCGCAATCACGCGAGCGTGTGGAGGGCGCGACTCGGCGGCAGGTACACTCCCGATCATGGCGAAATCACGCAGGGGTCCGGTGCTTCTGGCGGGGATGGATGACTGCCTGCTAGGCATCAACTACCCACGAGCAGGCGAACGAGGTCCGCCAGTCGCCGTGTACTCAGCCGACATGATCGTCGCCCGCCTGCGCGACAATCAGGGCATGACCGTCAAGCAAGCCAGGTGCTGGGTCACCGACGAGATCGAGACGCGGTGGATGGGGGTCGGAACGCCGCGAATCGTGTGGGCGGCGACTATCCAAGATTTCGGTGTCAACTCCACGCTGTGACAGATTCCTGACCTATATTGTCAGATATGACGGTTAGCACGTTTGATGAGTTCAGGGACGCAATTGTCGCACACTTGGAGCGTAACGGCTCGTCGCGCAACGAGTTAGCGATGAGTCTTGATAAGCAACGGGTGCTGCGTGCGCATTCCGTGCGCTGCATCCTGAGCCAAGCGCCGAGCCTGCGCCGGCGGTACGCATCGTTCAACTCCATTCTCGCCATCGCCGACGCGGCGGGATTTACCATCCAACTTTCACCCAAGAATGAAACGGAATAACAATGCCAAGCAAGTCAGCAGCACAGAAGCGCCTGATGCAGGCGGCAGCCCACAACCGCTCGTTCGCCAAGAAGGTCGGCGTCCCTATGTCCGTCGCAAAGAAGTTCGTCAGGGCGGACAAGGCGAAGGCGGCGAAGCGACGCGGCTCCCGGTAAGGCTGGGAAGGCCGCCAGAGCCTGTACCAGCCGATCAGGCGGCTAGCCTGGTCAAATGGGTGTCAGAGGGCCGTCCGCTCAGGGAATGGTGCAGACAGCCGGGAAACGCCCACTGGACCACGGTCTACGACTGGATGGACAAGGACTCTGAGTTCTCCCTCCGCATCGCCCGCGCACGCGAGGATGGCTATGACGTGATCGCAGACGAGTGCATGCGGCTGGCCGACATTGAGCCAATCGACCAAACCCACGTTGGTTGGCGGCGCCTGCAGATTGAAACCAGGCTCAAGCTGCTAGCCAAGTGGAACCCCAAGAAATACGGGGACCGGGTCGGCGTTGACCATGCCGGCGGCGTGACCCTCAACGTCACGACAGGCGTACCAGCCGAATGACCGCGATCAGGCTCGACTACCACCCGCGAGCGTGGCAGCGCGAATGTCACCTCAAGAGGCGACGGTTCACCGTCCTTGCCCTGCACCGCCGTGCCGGCAAGACCGAACTCGCCATCATGGAGTTGATTGACAAATGCCTCAAGTGCAAGGCGGAACTAGGTTTCTTCGTCTACGTCGCCCCGTTCCTCAAGCAGGCCAAAGCTATCGCCTGGGCGCGGCTCAAGCAGAAACTGTCGCCCATGCGGCAGACGGCGGCCATCGACATCAACGAGGCGGACCTAGCCGTCACGTTCAAGCACAACGGCGCAACCATCCGCCTGTTCGGCGGCGACAACCCCGACGCCCTGCGCGGCGTCCGACTCGACGGCTGCGTGATTGACGAGGTCGCCCAGATCAGGCCCGAGGTCTGGAACGACATCATCCAGCCTGCCCTGTCCGACCGCCAAGGGTGGGCCATGTTCATCGGGACGCCGGCTGGCATCAACCTGTTCAGCGAGCTGTTCTACCGCGCAAGCAGCCTGCCCGACTGGTGGGCAGCGCGTTATACCGTCAACGATACGGACGCCATTGACAAGGTCGAAGTGCAGCGCCTGAGACGCGACATGCCCGAGAGCGCCTACGCACGCGAGTACCTGTGCGACTTTACCGCTGCCGGCGACAACCAACTCATCACCCTCGCTGATGCCGAGAGCGCAGCCGCGCTCGTGTACGCAGACCGAGATGTCAACGACGCGCCGCTCGTCATGGGGGTTGACCCGGCCAGGTTCGGGGATGACCGCAGCGTCGTTGTGTTCCGGCAGGGGCTGCGCATGGAGACGCCCAGCATCTTCCAAGGAATTGACAACATGGCGCTCGCCGGGCGCATTGCCAACCTGATCGAAGACCGCGACCCTGACGCGGTGTTCATTGACGTCGGCGGCGGCGCGGGCGTGATCGACCGCCTGCGGCAGCTCGACTACGACGTCATGGAAGTGAACTTCGGCGGCAAGGCGATCTACCCCAACCTGTATGTCAACAAGCGCACCGAGATGTGGTGGTCCATGCGCGAGTGGCTGCAATCTGGCGGCGCGATCCCAAACGACACCACGCTCAAGGCCGAACTAGCCACCCCGACCTACGAGTTCGACATGGTCGGTAGGCGCGTGCTTGAGTCCAAGGACGAGATCAAGAAGCGCCTGCAGGGCGGCGCAAGCCCCGACATCGCCGACGCCCTAGCGTTGACATTCGCGTTCCCGGTAGCCAAGGCGCTGCCACGCGAGATCCGCGAACGAATCGACCCACGCGCACGGAACGACTACGACCCCTACGAGGCCATGCAATGAACATCCGACTGGCGACCGTCGAGGACGCAGCCGCGTTGACAGCGATGGGCCGCGACTTCTTGCAGTACAGCGAGTACCGCAACATCCAGGTGACCGACGAGCAGTTGCAGGCTGGAATCGCCCAGATCATTGCGTTTGAGTGTTCGTTCGTGGCCGAGATGGACAACCGCGTCATCGGCGCGATCCTTGGCGTGACGGGACCGCTGTGGTTTGCCGCGCACGTCAGGACCGCCATCGAACTCGCGTGGTGGGTTGACCCTGCCTATCGCACCACCTCGGCTGGCATCAGGCTGCTCAAGACGTTTGAGGAGCACGCCAGACACCTCAACGTGCAATACATCGCTATGAGTGATCTTGTTGTGCAAGGTGACACACCTGTTGCAAGATTGCTCGGTCGAATGGGTTATAGTGTTACGGAACGCATGCACACGAAGGAGATTTGACATGGCAGCAATTTCAACCATCGCAGCCGTCGCCGCAGCCACCGCAGCAGCAGCAGGGACGGGCTACGCCGTTTACGCAGGTGAACGCGCTGACGAAGCGCAGAAGCAGGCTATGGCCGATCAGAAGCGGGCGCAGACGCAGGCGTCGGCTCAGGCCGCATCGCAGCAGCGCCGCAGCGCACAGGCAATGGCCGCCGCTAACCGCCGGCAGCCCGACATGGGCGCGATTATGGGCGGCGCAGCCGAAGGCGCAGGCGGCGGACCAACCAGCACCATGCTGACCGGACCTGGCGGCGTGTCGCCGCAAGACCTTGCCTTGGGACGGTCAACCCTCCTCGGAGGCTGAGATGAGCGAATACACAGGCGACGCGCAGTCCTACCCCGACGCTCCCACGCGGGACAAGTTGTTCACCCGTTGGGGTATGCTCAAGTCTGAGCGTGCGTCATGGCTCGCGCACTGGCAGGAGATCACCACCTACCTGCTGCCGCGCAACGGTCGCTACTTCCGTCAGGACCGCGACAAGGGGTGGCGACGGCACAACAACATCTACGACAACACCGGGACTCGCGCACTGCGCACGCTCGGCGCTGGCATGATGGCCGGCGCGACGTCGCCTGCGCGGCAATGGTTCCGACTCGCAACCGCTGACCCGGAACTGAACTCATACCAGCCCGTCAAGCTGTGGCTCGATGATGTCACGCGCCGCATGCAGCTCGTGTTTCAGAAGTCAAACACGTACCGCGCACTGCATTCGATGTACGAAGAACTTGGCGCGTTCGGCACGGCGGCGAGCCTGGTGCTGCCCGACTTCAAGAACGTCATCCACCAGTACCCGGTGACCTGTGGCGAGTATTGCATTGCGACTGACTTCCAAGGTCGCGTGACCACGCTGTACCGCGAGTTTGAAGTCACCGTCGCCGATCTCGTCAAGGAGTTTGGCTACAACAACTGCAGCATCACCGTCCGCAACATGTACGACCGCGGCACGCTTGACGCATGGATTCCGATTATCCATGCCATTGAGCCGCGCACTGACCGCGACCACAAGAAGCGCGACAGCAAGAACATGCCCTACGGGTCGTGGTACTTTGAGGTCGGCGGCGAGGACGGCAAGTTCCTGCGCGAGTCGGGGTTCCAGCAGTTCCCTGCGCTGGTCCCGCGTTGGTCTACCGCCGGCGGCGATATCTATGGCAACTCGCCAGGCATGGAGGCTCTTGGGGACATCAAGCAGCTGCAGCACGAGCAGTTGCGCAAGGCGCAGGCCATTGACTTCCAGACGAAGCCGCCGCTGCAGGTGCCAATCTCCATGAAGAACCGCGACGTTGAGACGCTGCCTGGCGGCATCTCGTTCGTTGACGGAGCAGGCATGGGCATCAAGACCGCGTTTGAGGTCAACCTGAACCTGCAGTACTTGCTCAACGACATCATGGACTGCCGCGAGCGCGTGCGTGGAGCCTTCTACGCGGACATGTTCCTGATGCTGGCTACGCAGCCCAACACGCGCATGACGGCCACCGAGGTCGCCGAGCGTCACGAGGAGAAGTTGCTGATGCTCGGCCCGGTGCTTGAGCGCCTGCACAACGAACTGCTCGACCCGCTCATTAACATCACGTTCACGCGCATGCTGCAGGCTGGCATCGTTCCGCCGGCGCCCGAAGAATTGCAGGGCATGGACCTGAACGTCGAGTTCGTCAGCATGCTCGCGCAGGCGCAGCGTGCCATCGGCACGAACAGCGTTGACAGGTTCGTAGGCAACCTCGGCGCCATCGCGCAGATGAAGCCCGACGTTCTCGACAAGTTCGACAGCGATCAGTGGGCGGACATCTATGCCGACATGCTTGGGGTCGATCCTTCGCTCATCATTGCGGATAAGGAAGTGGCGATGGTGCGCAATGCGCGCAACCAGGCAATGGCGGCTAAGGAGCAAGTGGCTGCTGTCGAGCAGGCTAGCAAGGCGACTCGCAACCTGGCTGCGTCGCCTACCGATCAGCAGACCGCGCTGACCGACGTGATGAACATGTTCTCGGGGTACGGTAGCCCTAGCGCACTGGAGGTCTGATGCCCGTATTCCAGAAGTATTTCGGCAGCCCGTGGCTGTACAACACAGCGACTGGCGACATCGTCGGTGTCAAAGACCCTGACGGCAGCGAGCAGCTGTTCGCCCGTATCCCGCTCGTTGGTGCGTTCCACAGCAATGTGCTGCAGACAGCGTCCATCAACACTGCAACGCCGATGCAGTTTGCAACAACGGACATCTCGTACGGTATTTCTGTTTCCGACAACAACAAGGCGCTCGTGACACGCACGGGTGTCTACAACGTGCAGTTCAGCGCCCAGTTGCGCAACGGCGGTAACCAAGAGGCCAATGTTGACATCTGGTTCCGTGTCAACGGGACGGATGTTGCGGACAGCAACACCCGTATCACCGTGCCAAAGACGCATGCCGGCGGCGACGGTTTCATCGTGGCAGCGTGGAATACGTTCCTGTCACTGACAGAGAACCAGTATGCGCAGATCATGTGGTCCACGCCAAACACGAATGTGTCAATTTACTTTGCCAACAGCCTGACATCGCCAACCAGGCCGAACATCCCGTCCGTCATCGTGACTGTCAACGAGGTCGATGGCAGTTACATCCCATGACGAACTACGACCCGCTAGACCTGCGCGGCCAAGAGAAGGCCAAGGCCGACCGCGAACTGCGCGAACGCCTGGCGCGTGAGAACGAAGAAGCAGACATCAAGTGGCTGATGTCATCAAAGCGAGGCCGCCGCATCGTGTGGCGGCTCATGGACCGAGCCGGCGTATTCCGTAGTTCGTTCAACACAAACTCCATGTCAATGGCGTTTGCGGAAGGGAATAGGAATTACGGACTGCAGATTCTCGGTATTATTCACACTCAATGCCCGGAGTTGTATCCGGTGATGATGAAGGAACTAACGCATGAACGAACCAACGATGACGGCGAGCGCAACGACCCCTGACAGCTCGTCAGCATCCGCGACTCCCGCAGCCCCCGTCAACGTGGCGGAGGTTCTCTACGGGAATGGGCAGAAGGCTGCTGAAACTCAGACTGCACCTGCCGGCGAGGCCGCCAAGGGCAGCGAGGCTCCAACCACGGAACAGGCACCGAAGGCCGAAGCCAAGGCACCAGCCGAGGCCAAGCCCGTTGTGCCTGAGAAGTACGAGTTCAAAGCTCCTGAAGGACGCGAGTTCGACAGCGAGACCATCACGGCGTACTCGGAAGTGGCAAGGGAACTCGGACTGAGCCAAGAAGCCGCGCAGAAGCTCCTTGACCGCATGGGTCCACAGATGGCCCAGCGGCAGGAAGCCCAGATCCAGGCTGTTCGCAACGAGTGGACGAAGGCGGCCACGAGCGACAAGGAGTTCGGCGGCCAAGGGCTTGCCGAGAACCTGTCGGTTGCGAAGAAGGCGCTGGATGCGTTCGGTACCCCCGAACTCCGCGACCTGCTCAACACGTCGGGCTTGGGCAACCACCCGGAAGTGATCCGGTTGTTCTTCCGCGCAGGCAAGGCAATTAGTGAAGACCGTTTCGTCGGCGGCAGCGCGACCACAGCCAAGGCACGTGGTCCGATGACGTTCGATGACGCGGCGAATGCTCTCTACTCGTAACCCCTTACACAAGGAATCTGACACATGGCAACTCTCTCTACGTCGAATCTGACGCTCGCCGATTGGGCGAAGCGCACCGATCCCGATGGCCGCGTCCCGGTCATCGCGGAACTCCTCTCGCAGTCGAACGAAATCCTTGAGGACTGCGTCTTCAAGGAGGGCAACCTGCCCACCGGCGACCGCGTCGTGATCCGCACTGGTCTGCCCACCGTCTACTGGCGTGCGCTGAACCAGGGCATCCCCAACAGCAAGAGCACCACGGCTCAGGTTGATGAAGCCTGCGGCATGCTGGAAGCTCGCAGCGAAGTGGACAAGGATCTGGCGATGCTGAACGGCAACACCGCTCAGTTCCGTCTGTCCGAAGACGTGGCCTTCCTTGAGGCCATGAACCAGACGATGGCGACCACGCTGTTCTACGGCAACCCCGCCACCGACCCGAAGCAGTTCCTCGGCCTCGCGCCGCGCTACTCGGACATCGGTGCTGGTTCGCCGAACAACGCGCAGAACATCATCAGCGCCGGCGGCTCCGATGCCACCAGCAACACCTCGGTGTACCTCGTTGTGTGGGGCGACAACACCGTCTACTGCCCGTTCCCCAAGGGCAGCAGCGCGGGCCTCATGCACGAAGACCTTGGCGAACAGACCGTCTACAACAGCGATGGCAGCCGTCTCCAGGCGTATGCCACCCGCTACCAGTGGAAGAACGGTCTGGTGGTCAAGGACTGGCGCTACGTCGTGCGTATCTGCAACATCGACACCGATGACCTGATGGCGCAGACCACCACGCAGGCTGCCTCGGCTGCTACTGCTCTCATTAAGCTGATGAGCCGCGCCCTGTACCGCATCCCCAACATGTCGATGGGTCGTGCGGCGTTCTACATGAACCGCACCGTTCACTCGGGTCTTGCCATCGCTGCCCTTGACAAGTCACAGTACGTGCTCAAGGTCAACGAAGGTCTGTCGCAGTTCGGCACCCCGTCGAGCTACCTGTCGTTCCAGGGCGTCCCGCTCCGTCGCGTGGACACCATCGTCAACACCGAAGCCGTCGTGTCCTGATAGGAACGACAGAAAGGAAACTCCAACATGATTACCGACGTTCTCCTGACCGTCTCCGGGGCTAACAACCCCGGCACCGCCATCAGTGGCCAGGCCATTACTGCCGATGCGTACAGCACGGACACGATTGACTTGAGCACTGCCCGTGACATTGGTGAAGGCAAGAGCCTCTACATGGTCTTCACTGTCATTACCGCTTTCAACAATCTCACCAGCCTCGATCTGGAGGTTGTCGGTTCTGCGAATGCGAACCTGTCAAGCCATACGGTGCTTGCTGAAACCAACGTTCTTCTCGCCGACCTCACTGTCGGCAAGCAGTATGTTGTCCGCATCCCGCCGCAGATCGCAAGCCTTGGTCAGCGTTACCTCGGCGCCCGTTACGATGTGAATGGCACTGCTCCTTCCACTGGCAGCATCCTTGCGCAGATCGTCGTTGGCATTCAGGACGGTCGCAAGTTCTACGCCAGCGGCTTCAGCGTCCAGTAATGAGGAACTGACATGGCACGAGTTCGCGCAAAGGTCGTTTGCTTCGTGGATAACGGTCTCCGCAAGGAGGGCGAAGTCTTTGAGTACAACGGTCCTCACAACGGCAACCTTGAGTACATCGACAAGCCGGCTGTGCAGGAAGAACCCGAACCCGAAGTTGCCCCGGTGGTCCGCCGCCGTGGTCGCCCGGCTCGGGAACTCCAGAGCGACGATTGATGTCAGCTAGATGAAACAGAGGGGCGTCGGACTCACAACCCGGCGCCCCTCTATGACTAGGAGGTCGCCTTGGCAAGCGTCGTAGAGATCTGCAATCTAGCCCTCGCGCACCTCGGCGATGACGCAAGCATCGCCAGCATCGACCCGCCTGAGGGGTCCGCGCAGGCGGAGCACTGCGCACGGTTCTACCCCATTGCGCGTGACAGCCTGCTTCAGATGCACAACTGGAACTTCGCCAGCCGGCGCGCTCTGCTCGCGTCGGTGACGATGCCGTACACCATGTGGAAGTATGCGTACGCGGTGCCTGGCGACATGATGGTCGCTGTCAGCGTGCTGCCGCATGACGCTGAGAACGACTACTCGGCCAAGTTCACGCCGAGCGACAATCCCGACTTCCTGCACAACTACGCGCCGCTCGTGGCAGCGGGGCGCTATGTGCCCCAGCCCTACAGCATCGAGACCGACACGAACGGCAACAAGGTGCTGTACACCGATCAGCAGAACGCACTGCTGCGCTACCAGGCGCTCATCACCGACCCGACCAAGTTCGACCCGCTGTTCGTCATGGCGCTGTCGCACCACCTCGCAGCGATGCTGGCAGGCCCGGTCATCAAGGGCGATCAGGGCGCAGCCGAGAGCAAGCGACAGACGCAGATGATGGTCGGCTACCTGCAGCAAGCCCGCATGAGCGACGCCAACCAACGCAACATCAAGCCGGAACACATCACGAGCTGGATTGCGGGACGCTAACCCATGCCGAGCACACGGATCTACAGCAGGTCGTTCGCGGGCGGCGAGCTGTCGCCGGAGATGTTCGGTCGCATCGATGACGTCAAGTTCCAGACTGGCGCGGCCAAAATGCGGAACTTCATCGCCACACCGCAAGGGCCGGCGGAGAACCGACCTGGCACCGCATTCGTGGCCGAGACCAAAGACAGCACCAAGCGTGCTCGTCTGATCCCGTTCACCTACAGCACCACGCAGACGATGGTGCTCGAAGTTGGCGACCGTTACCTTCGTTTCCACACGCAGGGTGCGACGCTGCAGGCTGGTAGCCCGGCGGCGTACAACGGAGCGACCGCGTATGTCATTGGCGACCTCGTGTCGAGTGGTGGCACGAACTACTACTGCATCGCGGCCACGACTGGCAACGCGCCGCCGAACGTCACCTACTGGTATCCGCTGCCATCATCGGCGTACGAGATCCCAACGCCGTACCTTGAGGCTGACATCCCGACCATTCACTACGTGCAGTCGGCAGACGTTCTGACGCTCGTTCACCCGAACTACGCGCCACGCGAACTGCGCCGACTCGGCGCAACCACGTGGACCCTTTCGACTATTTCGTTCGTTGCGCCTGTTGCGGTACCTGGCACCCCGACCGTGACGGCGAGCCGAGGCGACGCGCTGAACATCACGGGTATCACGCAGGCCAACCCCGGCGTCATCACGACGGTCGGCAACCACGGGTTCGCGGTCGGTGACAGCATCTATGTCAACGGCGGCACGATGACGCAGTTGGCTGGGTTCTACCTCGTGAACAGCGTGCCAGCCGCCAACACGCTGTCGGTCAAGGCATACGACACTGGCGTTCCTGTAAACACGACCGCATACACCGCGTGGACAACTGGCGGGTTTGTGCAGTTTGGCGACAAGAGCCTCGACTTTGATAACTACTACGTCGTGACGGCCATCGCGCAGAACGCGGTTGACGAGAGCGCGGCTAGCCCGAGCGGCAACGTCATCAACAACCTGAACGCCATCGGCGCCAAGAACACGATCAGCTGGAGCGCGGTGTCAGGTGCGCTGCGCTACAACATCTACAAGCGACAGAGCGGCCTCTATGGCTACATCGGCCAGACGGCCAGCACGTCGTTTGACGATGACAACATTGCGCCAGACATGGGCATCACCCCGCCCATTGTGGAGACGCCGTTCGTGGGCGCCGGGAACTACCCACGAGCGGTGTCCTACTTTGAGCAGCGCCGCATCTTTGCCGGCACGAACAACGCGCCGCAAACGATGTGGATGACGCGCAGCGGTACGGAAAGCGATCTGTCCTACACGCTGCCGAGCAAGGACAGCGACCGTATCAACATCCGCGTTGCTGCCCGCGAGGCGAACACCATCAACCACATCGTCCCGCTGACCCAGTTGCTGCTGTTGACGAGCGCGGCGGAATGGCGTGTCAGCCCTGTCAACAGCGACGTGCTGACCCCGTCCACGATCAGCGTGCGCCCCCAGTCATACATCGGCTCCAACGATGTGCAGCCCGAGATCGTCAACAACACGGTGGTGTATTGCGCCGCCCGTGGCGGCCACGTGCGCGAACTTGGCTATTCCTGGCAGGCGAGCGGGTTCGTGACGGGCGACCTGTCCATCCGTGCGGCGCACCTGTTCGATGACCTTGATATCACGGACATGTGCTACAGCAAGGCTCCGCAGCCGATCCTGTGGTTCGTGAGCAGCAACGGCAACATGCTTGGCCTGACCTACATGCCCGAGCAGCAAATCGGCGCATGGCACCAGCACGACACAGATGGCCTGTTTGAGTCAACGACCGCGGTAGCTGAGGGCAGCGAGGACCGTGTCTACGTCATCGTCAAGCGCACAATCGGCGGCAACACAAAGCGTTACGTTGAGCGCATGGCGTCGCGCCAGATCACGACGCTCGACCGTTGTTTCTTCGTGGACTGCGGCCTGACGTATGACGGCAACAACGCCACGGCCACGACCGTAACTGTCAGCGGCGGCACGACTTGGGGGCCGTCAGACGTGCTGACGATCACGGCAAGCAGCGCCATCTTCCAGTTCCCGTCCACGAGCACGCCGCCCACGGACATCAATGACGCCATCGTGTTGACGGACGCGGCTGGCAACAAGTACCGCCTG